GACAATGACATCAATGCAATTAATAACATGGGAATGGTTCCTGAAGGTTACAGAGTTAATAACTTTTTAACTGACACTGATTCATTCTTCTTGTTAACTGATGTGCCTAACGGATTAAAATACTTCGTTAGATCACCTATCAAAACTGCAATGGAAGGTGACTTCGATACAGGTAATATGAGATTTAAAGCTAGAGAAAGATACAGCTTTGGTTGGTCAGACCCAAGATGTATATTTGGTAACGGAAACTTACCGACTAGCTAATAGTCAATATATTAACCCTTAGGGTTACTTAAAAGGGGCGGTGTTCACATCGCCCCTTTTTTTATGTATAATAAAAAGACCTAGAAAAATAATTATTATGTAGACTGGCTAGGCAGACGGTATAGAGACTACATAACGAACGCTATACAAAGGAGAATATTATGGCATCAACTACTTTTTCGGGACCAGTACGTTCTGAAGGTGGCTTTCAAATGGCTACAAAAAACGCAACAACAGGTGCAGTTACAACTAGAATGAGTTCAGGTATGCCTGACTTAACTGGTTTGTTATTAGCTGACACAGCAACAGCAGCAAATATTTCTATCGCTGATGGAATTATCGCAACTGTAAATTACACAGGTGCAGCAGCATGTGCTGTAGCATTACCAGCAGCAACTAGAGGTGCGATCGCAGTTTACGTTCAAGCTAAAGACACAGCGGGCGGAGTTTTGACTTTAACTTTTGATGCAGCAGGATCTGATGTTTTTGCTACAGGTTCTTTAATTGAATCAAGAGCAGCTAATGAAGTAACTTTTGATACTTCAACAGCAGGTGAAACACAATTAGTTTACACACCAGCTAACGCAGCTACAAACTTGTTTACAACTGGAAGCAAAATTGCTTTTATGTGTTTTGAAGACGGTACATGGCACATTGCAACTGAATTCACTGGTGCAGCAGCAGCTGTTACTGGTGCGTTTGCATTTGCAGCGTAATAAATAATTAATGTGGGGCTTCGGCCCCACATATAAATTTTAAGGAGATTAAACATGGCAAGCAAAGGTGATATACAAGCAACTAGATCCACGGCCGCAGCAGGAGCTGCAGCTATCATTTCGCAACCAATAAGACTACGAGGTATTATTATTGCTAATGATGGTGTTGGTGCTGGTGTTTTAGAGCTTACAACAACTTCAAATACTGGAACTACATTATTTATTGGTGATGTTCCAAATGGAGATGTAATTAATTTTACATTCCCAGAAGATGGAATTTTATTTCCAAAAGGAATTTTTTGTAAAACTAAAACTAACGTTGCAGCTTACACATTATTAACAGATAAATTTTCTGGTGCAGGTTTAACAGCAGGGTAATTAAATGGCCAATACTACTTCTGGCACTACAACGTTTGACAAAACGTTTTCGATCGACGAGATAATTGAAGAGTCTTATAACAGACTTGGTCAATTTGACATGAGCGGCTATAATTTAAAAACCGCTCGAAGATCGTTAAACATAATGTTCCAGGAATGGGGTAATAGAGGTCTTCATTTTTGGGAAGTAGCTAATACTAATATTACTTTAGTAAATGGTCAAAACGAATATAAAATTTTTAGAGCAACGTCTGATGGTAATTCTAATGGAGTGACATCTACATTGTCAGCAGCTATTACCTCCACAACAGCTACCACAGGAATTACGTTAGCTTCTATAGATAACATGCCAACCACAGGTACTATCAACGTAGGATCTGAAAATATTTCTTACACTGGGTTTAGTGATTTAGAGCTCACGGGAGTAACACGTGGAGTCAATGGAACTACTGCAGCTACTCATTCAAGCGGAGATACTGTTACTAACTTTGTAAATCAAGCTACAGAAATTTTAGAGTGTTCGTACAGAAATAACTCTAATGTAGATTCGCCTTTAGAAAAAATAAATAGGTCTCAATATCAGGCATTGTCTAATAAAACAGCTACAGGACAACCCTCACAATACTTTGTTCAAAGATTTATTGATCACATTTTAATCACTGTTTATTTAACGCCAGGCGCTTCTCAAAATGGTGATGTTATTAATTTTTATTATGAAAAAAGAATTCAAGATGCAGGTGCTTACACTAATGCAACAGATGTACCTTATAGATTTGTACCTTGCATGGTTGCGGGTTTAACTTATTATCTATCTATGAAGTACGCACAACCAAGAATACAAGAAACAAAATTAATTTATGAAGATGAATTGGCTAGAGCTTTAGAAGAAGATGGTTCTTCTGCTAGTGTCTACATTTCACCTAAAACTTATTATCCGAGTATATAATTATGGGAAATTTATCAAAAGGAAGATACGCAAAATTTATTTCAGATCGATCAGGTTTAGCATATCCTTACAGAGAAATGGTTAAGGAATGGAATGGTGCAAGAGTTCATACTTCTGAATATGAACCAAAACAACCTCAGTTGGAACCTAAACCCTACACTGCTGATCCACAAGGATTACCACATCCAAGACCGGCAAGAACAGAATTTCCAACTACAGATTTTTTACCGACTAATCCTTTTACGATGACTAATGCTTCTACTCAAGTTTCTGTTAGCTTTCCTTTTAGTGGTTATCAAAATGGAGACTTTATAAGATTCTATGATGTTAAAAGTCCTGTGGGAGGAGTTGCAATTTCTACTTTAGAATTAGAGACTACTTTAAACGGAAATATTACAGCAACAGATACCTCTATTACTTTAACTGACTCTTCTGCTTTTCCTAGTCAAGGATATATTGCAATTGAAAAAATAAATGCAACATCTGGATTATATGAAACTGAAACTATTTACTACAATGGTAATTCAGCAAACGTCTTATCGAATTGTGTTCGAGGAACAGCTGCTCCTTTTAGAGGACAGACTCCCAAAAACACACCCGCAGGTGAACACTCCAGTGGAGCAAAAGTTTACGGTGCTTACGCAGTAACGATGGTTCCAACAGTAGTAGCACAAGCGGGACAACCTTCAACTGTTACAGAATTTAACAGTTTTACTTTTAATTTAATCAGTGCTGCAAGTAGCATAGAAACGGGAGGCGGGTTCCAATGTTTAGCTGGACCTGTTAATGATAGAGCATGACATACACAGAATTAGTACAAAAAATTAGAGACTACACAGAAGTAGATTCAAATGTTTTAACTGATACTATTTGTAATGGATTTATAGAAAATGCAGAATTTAAAATTCTTAGAGAAGTTGATTCAGATAACAACAGAAGATATGCAACAGCTAACTTAATTACTTCAGATAGATTTATTTCAAGACCTGCAGGTTTATTAATTGTTAGATCTGCTCAAATTATTGATTCAGATGGAAGTTCTCAACCAAACAACAGAGATTTTTTACAATATAGAGATACAAGTTTTATGTCGGAATTTAATCCTACAGAAGCTACTGGAGTACCTAAATACTATAGCTTATGGGACGAACAAAACATTGTAGTAGCCCCTACACCCGATGCTACTTATACAATTCAGTTAAACTATATCTTGAAAGACCCTGGTTTATCTGCTACAAATACTACTACATACATAAGTCAAAATTTTCCCAACGGTTTATTGTATGCATGCCTAGTAGAAGCTTATGGCTTTTTAAAAGGGCCCATTGACATGCTCCAGTTATATGATAAAAAATATTCTGAAGCCGTCAAAGGATTCTCAATAGAACAAATGGGAAGACGAAGACGAGATGAATATCAAGCAGGTGTTCCTCGAATAGGAAAACAATAAGGAGATATACTATGGCTATAACACAGGCAATCGCAAATGCGTTTAAAAAACAATTATTAGAAGGAGATCAAAATTTTTCTTCATCTAGTGGTGATAAATTTAAACTAGCTCTCTATACTTCTTCAGCAACTCTAAACTCATCAACTACTGCATTTACAACTTCTGGTGAAGTTGCAAATACAGGTACTTACGCTTCCGGTGGTGATCCATTAACAGGTCAAAATACTTCAATTGCATCAGGTGTTGCAATTGTAGACTTTGCAGATTTATCATTCACAGGTGTAACGTTGACAGCTAGAGGTGCAATGATCTACAATACATCTTCTGCAGTTACTAATGCAGCAGTTGCAATTTTAGATTTTGGAGCAGATAAAACAGCTACATCAGGAACTTTTACAATTCAGTTTCCAGCATTTACTACAGCAGCAGCTATATTAAGAATATCTGGTTAAGGAGAATTAAATGGCGTTAGTCGTAAACGATAGAGTTAAAGAAACCTCTACCACTACTGGCACGGGTACACTTACTCTTGCAGGAGCAGTAACAGGTTTTGAAACATTTTCTAGTGCAATTGGAAATACAAACACAACGTATTACGCAATTGTAAATACTGTTAATGCTGAATTTGAAGTTGGATTAGGGACAGTAGCAGCAGGCACTTTAGCTAGAACTACTGTTATATCATCATCAAATTCTGATAGTGCGGTAGATTTTGCAGCGGGCACAAAAAATGTTTTCTGTACTTTACCTGCATCAAAATCAGTAATACTAGATGCTAGTGGAAACATTGTTGCAAACAATGGATCTAACTTAACAGCATTAAACGCAACACAATTAACTTCAGGCACAGTGCCTGATGCAAGATTTCCATCAACACTACCGGCAGTTAACGGTTCAGCATTAACAAATTTAAATGCAAGTAATTTAGCTTCTGGTACAGTACCTGATGCAAGATTCCCAGCAACACTTCCTGCAGCAAACGGTTCAGCTTTAACAGCATTGAATGCAAGTAACCTTGCAAGTGGTACTGTTGCAAACGCAAGACTCGATGCTCAACTACAAGACGTTGCTGGACTAGCAACAACCGCAGGTAAAATTATTCAAGGTGATGGATCTAATTTTGCTCTTTCAGCTTACACACTACCTACCTCAGATGGATCTGCAAACCAAGTTTTAACTACTGATGGTTCTGGAGCAGTTACTTTTGCAACTCCAACAGTGGGAGATATAACTTCTGTTGTAGCAGGAACTGGTTTAACTGGTGGTGGAACATCAGGTGATGTAACTTTAAATGTTGCCGCAGGAAATTTAATTGACGTTCAAGCAGATCAAGTAGATGTAGATTTATCAGAACTAGTAACATCAACTTCAGATGCTGACGGAGATTTTTTTGCAGTTGTAGATGCTGCTAATGCTCAAAAGAAATTAACTAAGGGTAATATTGCTATTTCAGGTTTTAATAATGATAGTAATTTTATTGATGGATCTGCTTTAAATGCTTCTAATTTAAGTTCGGGAACGGTGCCAGACGCTAGATTTCCCGCTACATTACCCGCAGCTAACGGATCTGCATTAACAGCATTGAATGCTTCAAACTTAGGTAGTGGAACTGTTCCAGACGCTAGATTTCCCGCAACACTGCCAGCATTAAATGGTAGTGCTCTTACAGATTTAAATGCTTCAAACTTAGGTAGTGGAACTGTAGCTAATGCAAGGCTAGATGCACAACTTCAAGACGTTGCAGGTTTAGCTGTAACTAACGGAGGTTTTATTGTTGGTGATGGTTCTAATTTTGTTTTAGAAACTGGAGCTACTGCAAGATCTTCTATAGGGTTAGGTACAAGTAATGATGTTCAATTTGATAGTTTTGGAGTTGGAACTGCAGCTTCAGGAACTACTGGTGAAATAAGAGCAACAAACGACATTACTGCTTTTTATTCTTCAGATAAATCTTTAAAAGAAAATATTAAAAATATTGAAAACCCTTTAGAAAAAGTCAGCCAAATAAATGGTGTAACTTTTGATTGGACAGAGGACTATATTAAACAACACGGTGGTGAAGACCAATATTTCGTTAGAAAAAATGACGTAGGTGTTATTGCACAAGAAATAGAAAAAGTTTTACCTCAAGTAGTTGCAACAAGAGAAGATGGTATCAAAGCTGTTAAATATGACAGAATTGTTGCTTTGTTAATTGAATCTATCAAAGAACTTAAAAAAGAAATAGAAGAACTTAAATCAGGAGCCTAATCCATGGCCCTAGGAGTTAGTGCATATTCAGAAACACCTTTCGGTGCAGAACTTTCAAATGTCATTGCATATCCATCAGGTATTCAATTAACAGCTCAAGAAAATTCAGGTACCGTTAGTATAGATGTAGCTGTTTCTGTAACAGGTCAAGCTTTAACCTCTACTTTAGGAACAGCAAATGGATCTTCTTTAGTAAATGTTGCTCTAACAGGTCAAACTTTAACAGCAGCAGAAGGAACACTTACACAATCATCAAATCAAGAAATTAATCTAACAGGTTTTGATTTAAACCTTAACTTAGCTACTTCTACACATGATACTTTAACAGCTTTTAGCGAAGCACCTTTTGCAACATTAAGTCCAGCTACATTCCTTGTTAATGTTGGAATAGAGGCTACAACAGGTGGTATTCTT